CCGGGCTGGGCGCTGGCGCTCAGTGCCGACACCACCAACGGTGGTCTGAAAATCGAAGCAACCGGCGCAGCAGCCACCAACATTCGATGGGTTGCCACTGTGCAAACCAGCGAAGTCACCTACGCATAAAGGAGCACATCATGGCTATTCAAATCGACCTCACCAGCTCCCAGTACGGCGTCCCGTTCGCGGGTGCCTACTTCCGCATCGTCACTGCGGCCATCAGCCGTCAGCGCGAGGGCGGGCCGAAGTTCTCCGTCATGATCGACATCGCGGGCTATGGCACAGCCACGCCCGGTGACGACACGCGGGATGTGGAGTTCCGGCGCTACCACACGTCGCTGGATGACATCGAGGCGCAGGCCGGTGCAGCGTTCCTCGACAAGTGCTACGCCTGGGTGATGGCGCAGGCTGACATGGCTGGGTCTCAGGCCGTTTGATGGGGGAATGAAATGGTTCAACGCGATACAAAAGTAAGCCTCGGTTACAAGAAAATCGAGTCTTTGGTAGTCCCGCAGTCTCTGGACGCACCCAAAATCAAGCGTGGGCGAGATGAGCGCGTTTGCTCATTGGCCGTGATCACCGCAGAGGGCGGCGCTGTTCGCTGGCGAGATGATGGCGTTGCGCCGACCCCCACTGATGGGATGCCGCTTCAGGCTGGCAGCACGCTCGTCTATGATGGCAACCTTGCAAAGATCCAGTTCATCGGGCAATTGCCACTGGCGAAACTGAACGTCACCTTCTACGAGTGAGGTTGTAATGGAAGTTCAAACTGTGCCCCAGGTAGACTACCTGGCGTTCTTTTCGACAGAATTGCCCAAGCAGCTGGCCGAGATGGCTAAGTTGCGTGATGAACTTCAGCAGCGCCAAGGCGCAATGTCTGCGGTCTCTGAGGCAAATGCCATGCGCGAGCAGGCCGCCAAGATGCTGGAGCAGGCTCACAAAGATGCTCAGGCCATGAGGCAGGCGGCACAGGATGAGCTGCGTGCGGCCGAAGACAGTCGCAAACAGGCAGGTGATCTGGTTGCTGGTGAGGCAAAGAAGGTTGGCGCAATGCTTGATGAGGTCAATGCTAAGCTTAAGGTGCTTGAGCAGGAGCGATCTGCCTTTGATCTTGACGTCAAGAAAAAAACCACCGCCCTTGATAGGCGAGAGAAGGAGTTTGCAAGCAAACTCGCTACTCTTGAGTCTCAGCAGAAGGCGTTAAGTGCGGAGAGAGCTACGCTTGAGGTTCGCATCAAGAAGTTTAGCGACGCCATTGGGGCGGTCTGATGGCCAAGTCGCCTGCGTGGACCCGCAAAGAGGGCCAGAACCCGAAGGGCGGCCTAAATGCCAAGGGTCGTGCCTCGGCAAAGGCGCAGGGCATGAACCTCAAGCCGCCTGCGCCGAATCCGAAGACGGAGAAGGATGCGAAGCGGCGCAAGTCATTCTGCGCCCGCATGGGTGGAATGCCCGGCCCGATGAAGGACGAGAAGGGCCGTCCGACCCGCAAGGCGCTGGCGCTGAAAGCCTGGAACTGCTGACATGCAAATCCCCCTGCTCAACGGCATCTTCACCGACTCCAGCCCGGACGTCCGCACGTCGTATCCGGTCAATCTGGTGCCGGTGCCGAAGGCGTCTGGCGTCAGCAATGAGTACCTGCGGCCGGCAGACGGCCTGATTGCGCAGGGCACGGGGCCGGGTGTCGATAGGGGCGGCATCAACTACGAAGGCACATGCTACCGGGTGATGGGCTCCAAACTGGTGACCGTCAGCAGCACAGGCGCAGTCACGATCCTGGGCGACGTGGGCGATGACAACAAGCAGGTAACGCTGGACTACTCATTCACGCAACTGGGCATTGCCAGCAACGGCAACTTGTTCTTCTGGGATTTCGCAACCAGCGTTCTGACGCAGAACGTGGATCCGGACCTCGGCGTCGTGCTGGATGTCGTCTGGGTGGACGGCTACTGGATGACCACAGACGGCGAGTTTCTGGTCGTCACGGAACTCACGAACCCGCTAGACGTCAATCCGCTGAAGTACGGCTCCAGCGAGGTCGATCCGGATCCCATCGTGGCTGTGCTGAAACTGCGCAACGAGGTCTACGCGCTGAACCGGCACACCATCGAGGTGTTCGACAACATCGGCGGGGACTTCTTCCCGTTCGGCCGCATCGACGGCGCGCAGATCGAAAAGGGCTGCGTCGGCACGCACGCCTGCTGCAACTTCGTCGAGTCCATCGCCTTCCTGGGCGGCGGCATGAACGAGCCCCCCGGCATCTACCTGGGCGGCAACGCCAGCGCGATCAAGATCAGCACGCAGGAGGTGGACGAGATCCTCGCGCTGTTCACCGAGGCGCAGTTGTCGCTGTGCAAGCTCGAGGCGCGCAACGACCGCACGCACCTGCACCTGTACGTCCATCTGCCGGATCGCACGCTGGTCTACGACGCCTCGGCCAGCGAGGCGACGAAGCAGCAAATCTGGTTCACGCTCACCAGCACGCTGGAAGGCTTCTCGCGCTACCGCGCCCAGAACTGGGTGTGGTGCTTCGACAAGTGGCTGGTGGCCGATCCGCTGTCAACGACAGTGGGCTACGCGACGGACACCATCGGCTCGCACTGGGGCCAGGATGTGCGCTGGGAGTTCGGCACGCTGATGGCCTACAACGGCGGCAAGGGCGCTGTGGTGCATGAACTGGAGCTTGCGGCGCTGACGGGGGCGATTACCTATGAGCAGTTGATTCCCGAGTCGCCGTTTGACCCGCATTTCTCAAAGGTCAAGCTGCTGCTGCACATGGACGGCACCAGCGGCTCGACGACGTTTGTGGATAACTCGCCTGTTGGGTACGCGATCAACGTTTTTGGCGATGCCCAGATCGACACGTCCAATGTCAAGTTTGGGACAGGAAGCTTGATCACAGACGGATCTGGCGACTATTTGCAGATTGATAGTTCTGTAAAAGGTTTTATATTAGCGCTGCCGTCCGAGGCATGGACGGCAGAACTTTGGGCGTACAGCGCTACTCCTGCAAGCATCCGATGGAACAGCTCAGGCGTCAGCGTGTTTTCGCTTGGTATTTACGATGGAGTTACTACACAAGACTACCTATTGATGCCATTTGCTGGAGCAAACTTAGCTGCTGTTAACTACCCAATTAACGCTGCCGATTGGAACTTTGTTGCTGCTGTAAATGACCCGGCGACATCTGCAATGAGACTGTACATAAACGGCGTCGAAGTTGCGAACCAGCCAAACAAGCAGATGGTTATCCATAGAATTTCTGGCCCAAGCAGCTTTTCATTCAACGGTAACGTCGACGACGTTCGCATCACCGTAGGCGTCGCTCGCTACACCAGCAACTTCACGCCACCGACGCAAGCATTCCCCAACTACGGCGCAGCCAAGGGCATCCCCCGCATCTTCACCTCCTACAGCCTCGACGGCCAGACGTGGAGCCAAGAGCAGGCCATCTCCATCGGTGGGCCTGGAGACCGCTCCAAGCGCCTTGTGTGGCGCAGGCAGGGTTTCATGCGGCACTTCCGGATGCAACGCTTCCGGGGCGATTCTGCGGCGCATGTGACCTTCTTGCGGATCGAGGCGCAGATCGAGGCGCTGGCGTACTGACATGGCAACCGGACGCCTGAACCTGACGCGGGATCAACTCGCGTCGTTCCTCAAGAACCACGAACAGATCAAGCAGTTCGAGAATCTGTTCAGCACAGTGGACACCATTGCGCCATCTACGGACACCAGCCAGATCGAACTGCTGGTGGTCGAGCCGGGGGTGCAGCAGAACAACGCCCAGGCCTCCGACTACGTCGACTTCCGCATCGCACCCTACGCGCAGCGCATCAGGCGCGTGGCGTGGGATACGGATGACCAGACGCTGGCCGTGGGCATGGACTACGGCGTCGAGCAGACTGTGGGCATGTCGGTTTATGTGCGTGTCGAGAACTCGACAGGTGTGACGATTCCGAAGGGCACTGTCGTCGGATTCTCTGGCGCCGGCCCGGGCAACGTGCTGTCGGTTGCGCCTTACCTGGCTGACGGCTCCACGCCTTCGCTGTATATCCTCGGCGTCATGGCGCACGACCTGCCGAATGCGGGCCAGATCGGCTATTGCGCTGTCTGGGGGCATGTCACCGGCATCAACACCAGCGCGTTCAGCGTGGGCGACATCCTGTTTGCCAGCCCTTCGTCTGCTGGAGCGTTTACGAACGTCAAGCCGACCGCGCCCGACAACGTGATTCCGGTGGCCGCAGTGCTGGCGGATGACGCGAGCAGCGGCGCAATATTCGTGCGCCCGTCCATTGAGCAGCAGCAGTACTACGGCGAGTTCACCAAGACCGGCACGGTGTCGCCTGGCGTAACAAACACGTCCTATGCGGTGACGTGGGACAACACCGAGATTGCCAACGGCATCAGCATCGTCTCCAGTTCGCAGATCACGGTGTCGGAGTCGGGCCTGTACCAGTTCGACGTGACGTTGCAGTTGAGCAGCGGGAACAGCAGCGACAAAACTGTCAGGTTCTGGTTCAAGAAGAACAGCACGAACATCGCCAATACCACGCGCATCGTGACCGTCAACATCAACAACGGCTTCACGCCAATTTCACTCGCCGAGTTCTTTTCGCTGGCGGCGGGCGACTACATCGAACTGTGGTGGCAGGCAAATAGCAC